AGTGGCGCTTATGAGAAGATGGTCTTCCTTCTCACAAATGATGTCATCACCGTAAACGTAGACTTTGGTAATCGCTTTTCTGAGCGATTCGTTACGTTTAATAACGAGCGTAGCGACGGCCAAAGCCCAAAATACGAACGCTTCGACGGGAAAGCATGTTGCTGATCCCATAGGAGCGAACTTACGAAGGGCTATGACTGTTCCACATGGAAGCCGTGTATGCGGCGATCTACTTGCGTAGAGCGCATCATACCAATCACGCGGGAAAAGAGCTTTCACAAGCTCCAAACTCACGCGATCCGACGCTTCCTTCATATCAAGGGTAACCCACCGAAACGGTGGTCGTGACCCTTCAAGGGCTAACCGTCTGTTCACTTGTTGGTCGGTGAAATTCACCTTCCCTTTCGTGAGCGGATGGCTCTCCAAAGTCTGCACCAAAACAGACTTTAGACCTTGTTGCACCCATTGGTATTCAAGGGGTTCACACGATATGAGACGAGGGCCTCGCGAATCTTTAGGAACTAGGACGACTTTCGCCGTCCCGGCTTCTTTAGATTCCCACGATTGTAACTCCCGGAAGGAGTCGCATATGTGCGTTGGACTATAAAAGAACCAACGATCATAACTAAAAAAGGCAGCAAGCCTTTCATAGTATCGCGCGAAATGATGCTTCTGGTGAATTGCTTCACCAGTGGCAACAGTTCCAGGGCCATGGCGCGGAACACCGTCATGTGGGCTAGAATTAGCCAACACACGATGGATAAGCCGAGAAGCCATCTTAACGATGGCAGGCTCAGCAGACTCGGGGCTTGGTAGCTCCGAGAGTTTCGCGTCCGTTTCAACAAAGTCTTTGATGACTTGGTCTTCTTGGTCATGTGTATAGGGAAGTTTAAGCTTGTAAAAGCAAAAACAAACCTGTCGCAGCGCTCTAAGCGCCATGGTCATTGTCTCGCGACAAGGACGGCCGTCATCACTGACAGCGGAGCTCAAGGCTCCCTCAACCTCGTGGTCTCGAAGACCTTGAGGTTCGACACTCTCCAGATATATCCGGGGAGTGCCGTCAGAGCGGAATAGAATGTTGAAAAGCGTCCACGCAAAACGTGGTAGCTTTGTTCCTTTCCTACGTTTAAAGGATTGGAA